GATCTCATTTGTATGGTCAATCCCCATTGAGAGCAGGATTGAGATCACTTACAACAAATAATGAAGCTGTGCAAACAGGAGTGAAGTATCTTCAGAATCAAACTGCAAGAGGTATCCTAACAAGTGATGAAGGGGATATCAATGAAGTTCAGGCACAGCAGCTCAAAGATAAATTCAGAAAGAACTTTCAGGGATCTGATAATGCAGGAGATATCATCATAACTCCAAAGAAATTATCATGGGTAAACTTCGGATTGAATGCATCTGATGTGTCATTGATTGAGCAATATAACGCATCGATCAAAGATCTTTGCAACATATATGCAGTGCCTGTTCAGCTTTTGAACAATACAGAATCCTCCACTTATAACAACATGAAGGAGGCAAAGAAGGCATTATATCAATCGGCAGTTATTCCTGAACTCAATAAGATTCGTGATGAATTAAACAGATGGCTTGTGCCAAAGTTTGGAGAGAAGCTGTTTATTGATTTTGATTATTCAGCAATCCCAGAACTTCAAGAGGAGAATGAGAAGGTTGTTGATCAGCTCTCAAAAGCGTGGTGGGTAACTCCAAACGAAAAGAGGAGAGTGATGAATTATGGCATTGATGAAGAGAACAGTGCGATGGATAATTATTACATCCCTGCAAATCTTTTGCCTATTGAATCAGATGAAGATCCAATTCCAGATCCTGTATTGCCTGATGATGATATGGATATTGAGCAGGAGAAAAGAATGATCAAAGAAGCTCTCTGGAATATGGAAGTCAAAGCAGAAGTTCAGGGAATGGAAGATGTATATACAACTCAAGATGAAGCAGAAGCCAGAGCAGAGGAGCTTGGAGGATCTGGATTCCATGAACATGAATTTGATGGAGAGGTTGTTTATATGCCTTTTGAAACGCATGAGGAGTATCAAGCTGCAATGAAAGCTTATGATGATGAAGAGGAGAAGCAAGTTTCTGCAGCAGTTGAAAAGGGATTGCAAAATAAAGTAGATGATCACAATGAGGAGTATGGAGATGATTCAACAAAGAGAGTAACTCTTGGAATGCTTGTGAAGGTATTTGAGAGAGGCATTGGAGCATATCGAACCAATCCATCATCTGTGCGACCATCAGTAACTTCAGAGGAGCAATGGGCATATGCAAGAGTGAACTCATTCCTTTATGCAATGCGAAATGAGAAATTCAGATCAGGAAAACATGATACAGATCTATTTCCTGAAGGGCATAAGCTCTCAAGCAAAGAGGAGGTAAAAGCAGAGATGTATGATGATTATCCTCAAACAGCATCCAACAATGCAAAGAGGATGCTTGAATGGAGAGAGAAGTATGGCAGGGATGAAGTCAAGGGAGGTACTGAAGTTGGTTGGAAAAGAGCCAATCAATTAGCCAAACGAGAAGCAATCAGCATTGATGTGATCTCCAGAATGGCACAATTCAACAGGCACAGAGAGAATGCAAAGATTGCCGATGAATATAAAGATGAGCCATGGAAGGATCGTGGATATGTTGCGTGGAATCTTTGGGGTGGCACAGCAGGAGTTGATTGGGCAATTAAAAAAATGGAGCAGATAAGAGATGGCAAAGGTTAAATTTTTTGACAGCGAGTTTGTCAAATCAAAGAAAAAGAGAAAAGGAGTTCACTCCAAAAACGCTTCCAAAGGTCAAAATGCTTATAAAAAGAAAAGCAGAGGTCAAGGGAAAAGAAGATAAATAAATTAAAAAATGAAAGAGATATCAAAGGATACAAAATTTGCATTATCAATTGAAACCATCATTTCTTTGGTTGGTGGATTGATTATTGTTTCAGGTTTTTACTTCAATCTAAGGGCACAAATAAACGAAGCTATGGAGCAGCCAAAGCCAGTGATCAGCCGACAGGAGTACGATTTAAAAGATAATGCAATCCGATCAGAGATAATGAACAACAGAGAGCTGATTGAAAAGAATTTTGAGAAACTTGAAATCATTGAACAAAGGTTATATGAATTGAGATGAGAGCTTTAATTGTTTTATTGTTTATTTTGTTTTCTCCCATTGAAACAAAGGAGATTGAAAGAAATAATATTACAGTTTTGCAAGTGAATGCTCAATGGAATAAAAATCACAATATTGATTTGAATGGATTGATTGGATGTGATATTCAATTCGCATGGCTTGAAGATCAAAGCAATGATTTTAAAAGTGAAGTTCAAACAGTGCCATTGATCGTAATGTACAAAAATGGAAAACCTGTGAGGCAATGGTCAGCAGATCTATCATTCAGATTAGAGATTGATATTTACGATATTCAAAAGGAAATTGACAAAATAAGATGATAATCAAAGACAAAGAATTACGTGGGTATTTTGGAGCAGGGATAATTTTTTTCCTTGTGATGGGATTGCTTTTATTTTTAGCATTCTTTGAGATTCCTGAAAAGAATAATGATATTTTTAAAGTCATTGTTGGTATGTTGATGGGGAGTTTGTCAGTAGTCATTTATACTTTTATAGGCAAAAACCCTGAAGAGGTTGCTGATTTAAGAGCAAAAAATGAGAGCTTGGAATCACAAGTTGAGCAAATGGTTGATGAGAAGGATAAGATTGAAAAGATGCTCCGAGATCTGCAAACTGAAGTGATAAACAAATTGTCAGTAACAGGAAAAAATTTTGAATTTAGGAACGTAAAAGGAAAATAATGCCAAAGCCAAAACAAGGGGAATCTGAACATAATTTCATTGATCGTTGCATGAAAGATCCTGAAGCAATCAGCGACTTTCCTAATGCAGGTCAAAGGATGGCATTCTGTTATTCTCAATATGAAAATAAATCAAGTAAGATGATAACAAAAGCAGCGAGTGATGGATGGGGAATTGCATTTGAAGATGAAATGCGAAAATCAGAAAAGGCAACAGTGCCATCAGTAAGGAGATTTTATGAAGCAGAATATCAAAAAGGGATTGATGCTTTCATTAATTCTGGATTGATAAATCCAAACACTGTATTTCAAACAAATGGATTTAGGGAGATATATAAGGATTTGTATCAAACAGTGGGAATGAGATTTGCAAAATGGTATGCAAAGAACTTTGATAAATACATCAAAAAAGGAGTGAACCCAAAACAATTTGAATCCATATGGAAAAACCTATTCGCACAATACGCTCTTGCAAATGCAGGGAGCAAAATATCTCTTGTTCAGGGAACTGCAAAACAAACCCTTGTAAAGATATTGAGAGCCAACATGGCAGATCCAGAGTTCTCTGCTCTGGGTGCAGATGCAAAGCAAAGAGTTCTGAGAAAGCAAACAAAGAGATACTCAAAGAATCAAGCTTTGAGATTAGTGAGAACTGAATCCACGAATGCAGCGAACTATGCCACAATGCAATCAGCAACTTCCATTTTTCCTGCACAGCAAATGATGAAAGAATGGGTTGCAGGGTTGGATGATAGAACAAGAGATGATCATGCAGCAGCAAGTGGACAGCAGGTCAAATTTGAAGAGCCATTCATTGTCGGTGGAGATAGAATGATGCATCCTGCAGATTCAAGCATGGGAGCATCTTCAGCAAACATCGTTAATTGTAGATGCAGCTCATTTCCTTTTCCGATGGAGAATGCACAAGCAACTCAAGTTTTTGAAAGCATTGGATTCGCATTGGCAGGAGAAGCAATTGCAAGTTCTTTAGAATAACTATATTTGTAAAAAATAAACACAATGAGCATGATCTTTAAAGCATCTCCAATGGGAGAGATTGCAGATATCGATGAAAAGATGGGCATCGTAAAGGGATACGGATCTTATTTTGGCAATAAAGATTCTGATAACGATGTGATTGCAAAAGGAGCGTATCAAAAAACGATCAAAGAAAATGGAGATCGAGTTCGTTATTTATATCAGCATGATATGGGGCAGCCAATCGGAAAGATGAAGGAGCTGTTTGAAGATGACAAAGGATTGATGTTTGTTGCCGAAATTCCAAAGACAACTCTTGGAATGGATGTATTGGAACTTATTAAGGGAGGTGTGATCACTGAAAATTCAGTTGGCATCCTTCCACTTCAGAAGCAAATGAAAGATGATTACAGAGAGATTACAGAGGTTAAATTGTATGAAATCTCTGCAGTTACTTTAGCAGCTAATGATCAAGCAAAGATCTTAGATGTGAAAGGTAATGTTGATTACCAAAAATTATACAAGCGTTTTGATTCATTGGCAAAGATTATCCGAAAAGGTAATGTTTCTGATGAAATGGGATACGCAATCGAATCCGAGATACTGAAGCTTAAATCATTATTCATTGATTTCACAAAGCCGATCCAAAAAGAGATCACTTTGCCGAAGGAAGAGGATCAAGCTGATGTGTTTTCGTACTTATCAAATAAATTAAAATAATCATATAACTTTTTTCAATTATGAATGAAAATACAAAAGCACAATTGGATCAATTAGGAGATCTAATCGATGCGAAGCTTGAGAAAGCTCATGGACAGGCAGTTGATTCTGCCACAGGGAAAGCTGATGAAATGCTAAAAGGAGAGATCAGCAATCTAACAACTCAATTCAATGAGAGAATGGATCAAATGGAAGTTGCTAACAAAAAACATTTTGAAGCTTCCAAAGATGTTTCTTTCAAAGGTGCATTAAACAATGCAATCAATGATGGTGCAATCGAATCTGTTGTAAAAGGAAATTCACGCTCTGCTTCTTTTGAAGTAAAAGCTGATATGACTGTTGCTGCTGATTTCACAGGAGAAGTTATTCCTGCTGATCGTGTTGCAGGATATAAATTCGATCCTAGCCGTTCAGTTCACGTTCGTAACCTTATTCCACAAGGATCAACTTCATCTGATGTTGTTCGATTCGTAAAAGAATCAGGATACAGCAATGGAGCTGCAACTGCTGCTGAAGGTGCTACTCTTGCACAATCAGATTTCGATATGACTGCATCTGATGCGAATGTTCGTAAGATTGGAACGTATTTCCGTATCTCTGAAGAGATGTTGGCAGATACTCCACAGCTTACTTCATACTTATCAGCTCGTGCACCAGAAAAACTACTTTCTGTTGAAGATACTCAAATCCTTTCAGGAAATGGTTCTGCTCCCAACTTGAGTGGTATCATCACTGATGCAGCCGATTTTGATACTTCATCTGGAGGTGCTTTCTATCAATCAGTCGAGGCAGCTAATGAATTTGATGTACTTGTTGCAGCTCTAAACCAAATGGCTTTGAGTGAATATCAAGCAGATTACATCATGCTAAATCCAACAGATTTCCATAAGATTCTACTTATAAAAGATACAACTAACAGTTATATCAAAGATCAAGTTTACGCAGGATTACAGCCATCATTTATGGGTGTTTCTGTTGTGATCAACACAGCCATTACTGCAGGAACTTTCCTTGTTGGTAACTTCGGTGTTGGAACACAGCTTTGGGTTCGTGATAATGTTGGTGTTGAGTTCTTCAGAGAAGATGGAACTAACGTGCGTGATGGCTTCGTTACAGTTCGTGTTTCTGAAAGAATTGCACTTACAAATTACCTTCCAAATGCGTTTGTTAATGGATCATTCTCTACTGCAAAAGCAGCATTGGAAACTCCATAATAACAACATAATTATAGGATTGAAAGGCAGCCATCTGGTTGCCTTTTTTTTGTGGCTTATATCTGAAAAGAAAAAAAATTTGCTTTTCTGTTTGGAAATGAAAAAATCTTTTCTATATTTGCTAAAGAAATCAGAAACGATATGAACAATTTTTCAAGCATTACCGACAACAAACTAAGAAGAGATTTAATTTCAGTAGCTCAATCAATGCAAGGGCATCACCTTGCCAGATTAGCAATGATGATGGCAGAAGAGAGAGGGATTGAGTTAAGTTATGAGGAAGCTCTTAAATTATAAAAAAGATCATGAACAATAGGGCAACAGATATAGTTTTGGGATTTGCAATTATGCTTTTCATCATTACTTTGCTCATGAAAATAATTACTTTAAATTAGAACAATGAAAAATAAAATTGAAAAATACTTATTCAGGGCAGCGTTTTGCCTTATGATATGGGCAGGAATAGTTGGATTTTTATTATTGGCAACTTGGATTGATACGATATGAAAAAAGTAAACAAGGGTATTTTGGGGTGGATCTTCTTTCTGATAGGAGTGAGGTGTATTTATATCTTCAATGATGCCTTCACAGGGATCTTCATGATCCTGATTGGATTCACAATGATGTTAAATAAGGATAAATAAAATGTATATTTTGGAAAGCTGTAAAGAGATGATAAAAGAGTATATTCGGCTCATGGATGATGAAGCATTCAACAGGATGCCATTGTCAAAACAGATAATGATTCTCAATCGTATGGAGGAGATCAGAAATGAATTATCAGAGAGATCTGATGATGTTTAGTTAAGTTTTTTTCATTATTTTTTTTTGGTTCTTTAAAGGAGTTGCAATTTGTAGCTCCTTTTTTTATATCTTTAGCTGCATGAAAGGCAATGAAAGTGGCTGTTTTGCAGAATACAAGTTTGCGACAATGGCAATGGAAGAGGGGTTCAATGTATCGATGCCACTTCTGGATTCATCTCCTTATGATGCCATCATTGAAAAGGATGGAGAAACATTCAAGATTCAAATCAAATACATTTCAGCAGATCGAAAAAAGAGAAGGAATGATTTTCATCTTTCTTTAGGCAGGAGGAGTGGTCAGAGTTTTTACTCTTTAGAATACGTTGATTTTTTTGCCATCTATTATGCAGAGGAGAGTGGATTTTTCATTATTAAGAATAAAGAGCAAAGAGCAATAAGATTGTCAATGACTGGTATTTATAAAAATAATTTTAGTAACTTTGCTTTGATTACAAAGTAATCGTTTTTTCATTGTTTCTGATATTAAGAGCTGCATCTCATGTGGCTCTTTTTTTTTACCTTTACAAAAATTAAAGTGATGCGACAGATAACGATAAACAGCACAACAGGAAATGAGATTATCACAGCACAGGATGTGAAGGATTTTGTGAGAATTGATACCTCTGCTGATGATTCATTGATTACATTGATGATCGAAACAGCTCGGATGTTTTGTGAGAATTACATTTCAAGAGATATCGTAGCAAAGAACAGAACTTACTATCTTGATAAAACTGAAACAGGATTGATTGATCTTCCATTCTCTCCAGTGGCATCGATTGCATCAGTAACTGTGAATGATATTGCAACTACATATGAAGTGATCGGATTGAACAATGAAACGATTGAATTGGATGGAGGAGCTGCAGAGAAAGTGAAAATCACTTATATAACTTCAGGGATCAGTAATGGATTGATCAAACAAGCTCTTTTGCAATCTGTTTCAACTTATTACGATAATCGTGCAGATTTCATACAAGGTCAAAGTTTACATTTGCTTCCATCTGCTGCAAAGAATATATTGGCATCATACAAATCAATGTTTGTGTAATGGATGCAGGGAAATTAAACAAAAGAGTTAAGGCAATCCGATTGACAAAGGCATCTGATGGATTTGGGGGTTTCACAAGTTCTGAAGCTGTGGCAGGAACATTCTGGTGCCACCTGAAGCAAAATAAGGGGGGAATTAAGCAGGAAAATGGAATCAGGGAGCAAAGAGTTGAAATTGAATTGATCATGCGTAAAAAGGCAGCAAATGAGATTTTAACAACAGATGTGCTGCAAATAGAAGGTCAATCAGAAAAGCATCGGATCATTGATAAGTTTGATTCGGAGATTGATTTTTACACAACGATAAAAGCAGTGAGAATCCAATGAGTGCAAAGATAAATCAATCGGATCTGAATAAGCTCAATAAGAAGATTGCAAATCTTAAATTGTACTCAAAGAAGGGTTTATCAACTGGAGTTGGGAGAACTGCAATGGAGATTGTTTGAAAAGCAAAAGGATCAGCTCCTAAAGACACAGGAAACTTGGCTCAACAGATTGCCACAGAACCATCTGGAAAGGGGATAGCAATTTTATCAAAAGCAAAATACTCTCCTTATGTAGAGTTTGGAACAGGAGGGTTGGTTGATTTAACTGATTTGAAAGCTCTTGGAATTTCAGAAGATGAAGCAATGAAATTCAAAGGTAAAGGAATCAAAGAAGTGAATCTCCCTGCTCGACCATTTTTCTTTTCATCTGCAAGGGTTGGATTTAAGAATATGCTCAAGAGAGTTGAAAAGCAATTAAAAAGAATGACATGAGAGAGGTAATCCACAGAATAAGAAAGGCAATCATTGACAAGCTCACAGGGAATGTTGAGTTGAGAGGATCTTCAGTGCCTATTTATGGGAGAGTTCCATCAAACGCTGCATATCCATTTGTGAGGGTTTATTCAGTTTCAAACAATGAAGTTGATCAGAATCAAACAACATTCAACACTGAAGTAATCACAAGGATTGAAGTGATCACAAGATTTGAATCAGATTCAGGTGGGGAGCTTGATTGCAATCTCATTGTGGATGAATGCTTATCTTTGTTGAGAACAAGATCTGCAGGGTACTTTGATTTAACAGATCAGGGTTTCAATGTATATACTTCAATGAATGAAGGGATTAAGTATCTGGAAGATGATTTTTCAGATCATACTTATTTCAGAGCAATCATTGAATTGAGCAATAGAGTAGAGCAAATACCTCCATCAGGAGGTTTGCAAAATGAATTACAATTTGAATTACAATCATAATGGCAAAAATTACATTTACAAATAAAACAGATAATCAAACATCAGCACTTGCAGAAATTTACAAGGTAACTGCTGCAAATGTTAATGAGGTAAAAACAAGCGTTAATGCATTGTATGATGATCAGGGAGGGTTTGCCTTTTATGAAGATACTGAAACTGCATCAACTCCAATCAATCTCGCTTCAGACACTTGGACAGATCTCACAAATGACAAGGCAGGATCAGGAACTCTCACAACTCACAAGCCATCATATATCACAGGAGATCTCTGGGATTCATCAACAAGCACAATTGATCTTTCAGAAGTGCCTGTTGGAAAAGTAATATTGATTCGCAATGATTATGATATAACAACAGGAGCTGCGAATACACGAATGGATTCAAGATTGTATTTTCCAGATACAACAAAAAGTGTTGAGTTTGCACATGATTTGATTTCAACTTCAGGGGATGAAGTGAGATATTCGAGAACAACTCAATTCTTTGTTACTGCTGCAATTAAAACAACAGGAGTGAAGATTCAAGTGAAAGTGGATAAAAATAATGCAACAGCAAGAGTTGAAGATTTTCAGATTACAATTTTAAGTTTCTAAAATGAAATACTTTAATCTTTCAGAGTTTGATTCTCCTGATGTGAAAGGAAGTGGAGAGGGAATGAAT